TGTCGGAGTCGGGGCAGGCCGTGTTCTACGAGGCGTCGGACTGGGCGCAGGCGTGGGTGTGGGCTGAGCTGCTGTCGCGGCAGCTGTACGCCGACCGGCCGTCGGCGCAGATGGTCGCGGCGTGGGCGTCGGGTGCGACGGAGTTGTTGACGACGGAGGGCGCGCGCCGCAGGGCGCGGCTGGAGCTGGAGCGCGCGGGCTCCGCTGATGCTGACGAGGACGCTGCGGTGGCGGCGCTGGATGACTACCGGCGTCGTTTCTCCGGCTGACCGGCTGGTCACTCTCCCGCAGGGCGTGCCCGCGCTCACGCTCGGCTGGGAGGTCGTGAAGTGGGCTTCCAAGTACCTGAAGCACCCGAACGGCCCGCGGGCCGGGGAGCGGTGGCAGTTCGTTGACTCGCAGGTGCGGTTCCTGCTGTGGTGGTACGCAGTCGACGCTGAGGGGCACTGGCTGTTCCATCACGGGGTGCGGCGGCTGGCGAAGGGCTCGGGCAAGAGCCCGTTTGCGGCGCTGCTGTCGCTGGCGGAGCTGACGGCCCCGGTGCGGCTGAAGGACTTCGACCAGGACGCGCCGGGCGGGTGCGTGGGGAAGCCGGTGGATATGCCGCTGGTGCAGATCGCCGCGACGGCCGAGAGCCAGACGGCGAACACCATGCGGATGGTGCGGGCGATGGCCCCGAAGGGCTCGCGGCTGGTGGAGGAATTCGGCCTCGACCCGGGCAAGACGCAGTACTACAAGCTGCCGGAAGGGAAGCTGGAGGTCATCACTTCCAGCGCCACGGCGGCTGAGGGTGCCGAGGCGACGTTCATCGTCGGGGACGAGACCGAGCACTGGAAGCCGAACAACGGCGGCCCGGACCTGGCGGCGACGCTGGAGGACAACCTCGCCAAGAGCGGCAGCCGCATGTTGGAGACGTCGAACGCTTGGGTGCCGGAAGAGGGCTCCGTCGCTGAGGCGTCGTGGGACGCCTGGGTGGCGCAGGAAGAGGGCCGTGTCCGGGCCGAGTCGCACATCCTGTACGACGCGCGGGTGGCGCCGCCGGACACCGACATGGCCGACCCGGAGTCGCTGGCCGCCGCGCTGGAGCACGTCTATGACGACTGCTGGTGGGCGGACCGCCGCGCCATCATGAACCGCATCTGGGACCCCCGCAGCGCGCCGGAGGACTCGCGGCGGAAGTACCTCAACCAGCCAACGGCAGCGACGGATGCGTGGGTGGCGCCGCACGAGTGGGCCGCATGCGCAGACCCGACCGTGGTGGTAGCCGACGGCGACGAGGTCGTGATGTTCTTCGACGGCTCCAAGAGCCAGGACGCCACGGCCCTGATCGGCTGCCGCGTGGACGACGGCCACGTCTTCGAGATCGCCACGTGGGAACGCCCACTCGGCGAGGCCGGCGAGGACTGGACGGTTCCGCCGGATGAGGTGGACGCCGAGGTGGCGCGGGCGTTCCGCACCTGGCGGGTGGTCGCGTTCTTCGGTGACGTGCGCGAGTGGGAGTCCTACGTGCACACCACGTGGCCCGACCTGTACAGCGATCAGCTCGTGTTCTGGGCGCAGGACGCGGGCCGGAACGCCTCGCCGATCGCGTGGGACATGCGCAGCCACATCCGGGACTTCACACTGGCGGCCGAGGCGTGCCACACGGAGATCGTGGAGCGGCAGTTCACTCACGACGGGGCTGCGGTGACCTCGCGGCACGTGGCGAACGCGCGGCGCCGGCCGAACCGGCACGGCATCAGCATCGGCAAGGAGTCGCGGACGTCGCCGAAGAAGATCGACGCCGCCGTGTGCGTGATCGGGGCGCGGCTGGTGCGCCGCCAGTTGCTGGTGTCCTCGCAGTGGAAGAAGTACAAGGCCGGACCGAAAAAGCGGCCGGGCCGCGTAGTGGCATGGGGGTGATGGCCGGTGGCTGATCCGATGGACGACAAGGCCCTGTCGAACGTGGCGGCGTGGCTGCTGGCCGCCCGCCGCGCGGAGTCCGGGCGCCTGTCCCTCATCCACGAGTGGGTGAAGAACCGGGCACAGGACATCTACGTGCCGGAGTCCGCGACCGCCGAGTACCGCAAGCTCGTGGACCAGGCCCGGTTCAACATCCTTCCCCTGTTGGTGTCGAGCCTGGCGCAGAACCTGTTTGTCGACGGGTACAGGCCAGCCGGGCGCAACGACAACGCCGCCGTGTGGGACATCTGGCAGGCCAACCGCATGGACGCCAGGCAGTCGGGTCTCTACCGCTCGGCGTTGAAGTACGGATACTCCTACGCCACGGTGCTCCCGGCGGCGGCCGGCGCCGATGACGATGACCCGGTGATCACGCCGTGGTCGCCGCAGCGGATGACGGCGCTGTACGCGGACCCGATTTCGGACGAGTGGCCGGAGTATGCGGTCAGCGTTGGTATCCCGCGCCCGGTGCTGGACGGCGCGTCGCCCACGCAGATGGTCACCGACATCACCGTCTACGACGCCAGCCACACGTATTCGTTCGAGGCGCCGGCCGAGATGGTCACCCCAGCGGTGAACGGAAACTACAGCCAGTACCTGCCGTTCGAGGGCCTGGCGATCGCCCCGGAGAAGGTGACGGTCGCCGAGCACGGCCTGGGTGTCTGCCCGGTGGTGCGGTACCTCGACTCCTACGGGGACCTGGACGACGGGTCGGACGGGGTGGTGGAGCCGATGCTGCCCGCGCAGCGGCAACTCAACCAGTCCACGTTCGGGCTGAAGATGGCCGAGCTGTACGCGGCGTTCCGACAGCGGTGGGTCACGGGGATGGCGATCCCGGAGGACGACGACGGGAACCCGGTCGAGCCGTGGAACGCCGCCGTGAACCGCGTGTGGCAGAGCGACAGCCCGGACACGCGGTTCGGGGACTTCGCCGAGACGAACCTGTCGGGGTACCTCGACAGCCGGGACAAGACGCTGCTGTACGTCGCGAGCGCGCGGCAGATCCCGCCGCACTCCCTGGTCGTCGGCAACGCTGTGAGCAACGTCAGCGCGGAGGCGCTGGCGGCGCTGGAGGCCGGGCACCAGCAGGACATCGCCGAGCACAAAACCAGCTTCGGCGAGTCCAACGAGCAGCTACTGCGGCTGTGCGGGAAGGCCGCGGGCGACGAGGCTGCGTGGGCCGATACCTCCGCTCAGGTGGTGTGGCGCGACACCACGCCGCGGTCGCTCGCGCAGATCGCCGACGCCCTCGGCAAGCTCGCGACCCAGTTGGAGATTCCGCCGCGTGAGCTGTGGGAGCGCATCCCGGGCGTCACACAGCAGGACATCGAGCGGTGGGAGGCCGGGGCGGACGAGCGGGCCGGCATGGCGGACATGGCCGCGCTGCTGAACACGCCACTCGCGGGCGCCGACGAGGTTCCGGAGGTGGGCGATGCCGAGCGCTCAGGCGCGGACGCTGACGCGCCGACATCAGCAGCAGGTGCGGCGGGCGGCTGAGCTGGTCGGCCGCCGACTGCGGATCACGGCCCTGCGGGCGGACGTGCGGGACATCGATCGGTGGTGGGACGGCGTCGCGCCGCTCGTGCTGGCGGAGATCCTGGCGGGTCAGTCGACGCTGGCGCGTCTGGCCCGGGTGTATCTGGCGGCTCACGCCCGCGTTGAGGGCCTGGTGGTGCGGCCGGTCGTGTGGCGGCCGTCGCGGGACCAGATCACGATCAGCACGCGCGTCGCTGGGCCGGTGGCGTTCAAGGAGCACATGACGGTCAGCGGCAACGCCGACGCCTCGGTGCGGACGATGGCGGACCGGCTGGAGGGTGCCGGGCAGCGCCTCGTGTTGGAGGGCGACCGCGGCACGACGATGGGCACCGTGCAGCAGTCGCCGCGCATCGTGGGCTGGCGGCGGATTGCCGGCCGTCCGGAGCCGTGCCCGTTCTGCCTGATGCTCATCTCCCGTGGCGCCGTGTACTCCAAGGAGACCGTGAAGTTTCGCACCCATGACTGGTGCGCGTGCGCGGCGGAGCCGCTGTACCGGCGGGAGCAGGAGCCCGAGGGCGTGCGGGACCTGTACCGGCAGTGGCAGGCCGCGACGCGGGGCGAGACGGGCGCTGGGGCGGTACGGGCGTGGCGCCGGCACATCGACGCCCAGCGCCGCCCAGCCGGGCAGTGAGCTTCCCCGCCGCGAGGGCGGGGCGGATGGAAGGAGTCGGCCGCGATGGCTGACGAGAACGAGAACAACGACACCCCGAATCCGGAGGCGCCCGCGATGGGCGTTCCCGCAGACGAGGGAACACAGGCCGCCAAGCAGCCGAAGAACGCCAGCGAACCGACAATCCCCCCGGAGGTTGAGCGGGCGCTGCGTAAGGCCAACAAGGAGGCCGAGACGCTGCGGCTGAAGCTCCGCGAGTTCGAGGACCGAGACAAGTCCGAGGCAGAAAAGCTGGCCGATCGGGCTGAGACAGCGGAGAAGCGGGCGGCCGAGGCGGAACAGCGGCTGTTGCGCTCGGAGGTGGCGGCCGAGAAGGGCCTCACGGCGGCGCAGGCCCGGCGGCTCGTCGGCAGCACCCGCGAGGAACTGGAAGCCGACGCGGACGACCTGCTCGCCTCGTTCGGCACACCCGCTGACGGCGGCAAGAGCGGCAAGGGCCGGGCGGCGCCGGAGCGGCTGCGGCCGGGCGGCATGCCCAACCCCAAGCCGCCGACGCTCGCCGAGCAGATCGCCGCGGCGGAGAAGTCCGGCGACTGGGCGAAGGCGCGGCAGCTCAAGACACAGCAGCTGGTCGAACTCGCGACCGGCAGCACCACGACATAGCGGCAGGAAACCCCCTGCCAGGAAGGAGCCCTCAGTGGCTGGAATCACCGGGCAGGGGACGACGTTCAACCTGCCGAATTTCGTAGGGGAACTGTTCTCGACGTCCCCGACCGACACGCCATTCCTGTCCGCGATCGGGGGCCTGACCGGCGGCGAGTCCGTCAGCCACACGCTGTTCCAGTGGCAGGGCTACGACCTGCGGGACGCGGAGGACGACCGGCAGCGGGTGGAGGGCGCGAACGCACCGACCGCTGAGGAGCGGGTGCGGTTCAACGTCAACTCCGTGGTGGAGATCCACCAGGAGGCCGTGGAGATCTCCTACACGAAGATGGCGGCAACCGGGCAGTACAACAGCACCGGTTCGACGCACCCGGGCAGCGTGGGCATCGCGGGGTCGAACCCGGTGATGAATGAGGCGGACTGGCAGATCCGGCAGGCGCTGGTGCAGATCGCCCGCGACGTCGAGGCGTCGTTCATCACCGGCACGTTCAACAACCCGGGGACGAACGCGACCGCCCGCCGGACGCGCGGCCTGCTGGAGGCCATCACCACCAACACGGTAGACGCGGCCGGGGCCGAGCTGGACTCCGACAACTCCGGCACGGAGGAGCCCGGGTACCTGCTGCTGGATCTCCTTCAGGAGGTGTGGGAGTCCGGCGGCATCGCCGAGCAGGACACCGCCACCGTGATGGTGAACGCTTACCAGAAGCGTCGGCTGACGAAGGCGTTCATCACGGACCGGAACTACCAGGAGGCCACTCGCACCGTCGGCGGCGTCGCCGTCTCGACGATCGAAACGGACTTCGGTCGGCTGAACATCATGCTGAACCGGTACATGCCGACGGATCAGCTCGTGGTCGTCTCCCTGGAGCAGTGCGCGCCGGTGTTCCTCCAGATCCCCGGCAAGGGGTTCCTGTTCGTGGAGCCGCTGGCCAAGGTCGGCGCGGCTGAGCGGTCGCAGATCTACGGCGAGATCGGCCTCAAGTACGGCAACGAGCGCGCCCACGGCAAGATCACCGGGCTCGCTGACGGCAGCGGCGCCAGCTGATCGTGGCCGCGCAGAAGAGGACGACGGGGGGCGCCGCGGCGAAGAAGACCGCGGCGCCTCGCCGCCGACGTGTGAAGGGCGCGCCCAAGTTCGCCGTGGTCGG